TTTCATTAAAGGATCAGATTTAGCATCGCTCCAAGTAACAGGACTAATGATTCCCCAAAAACCGTCCATACCCCAAACTCTGTCTACTTTCTCTCCTAAGAGGTTTCTTCTATACTGACCTGGATGTAAACCTAGTATTCTTTCTTTGGATCGTGCTCTCCATCCTACAGCTTCTCTTTGAAACTGCTCGTTTATCTTAGCTAAGTCACGAGCAAACGAAGGGGTTAATGATGCAGGTAGATCAACTCGTAATAAATCTAAAAAGCTTTTATTTTTATCAAGAGCTACTTCTAGTGTCTCATATAAGCCTCTAATAAAGAGTTTATTCGTCATGTTTTCTACAACAGAAGCTTTAAATGCACTTATAAATGTTTTATCCGAGTCGCTTAGTTGGTCGAAATGTTGACCCGTCATTCCCATGTAATGAACAATGTCAGCCATAGAAGATAAAAAAGTAGCCCAAGGTTCTAACCTAGAATAACTAACCCTTTTATCTCCTATTTTAATAGTGTTAGGTCTCCAACCTGCGTCCATCAATCTTCTTTTTTGCTCGTCTGTTAAGTAAGCACCTGTACCTGTTATAGCACCTGTACCTGCTGCGTATGCCATCCCACCTGTAAGAACTGAACCTAACATAAAGTTAGTCATAGCATCAGCTTCTTGTTCTTTTAGTTTTAAAGTTATGTCTTCTTGCTCTTTCAGTAAATCGTCTATAGTGTTCTGGGCTTCTTTCTTTATAGATTCCTCAGCAGTTTCAGTACCTAATATTAACGAGTTAGTTTCTATATCTTTAGACACCGTTTATAGTTTAGCGTGCAGTGGGGATTTTTTAAGAATTGTTTTCCAAAGTAGCCCAGCAGCAGCGGTGGGAGGAAAATGATCCAACGCAAACTGAGCTATTGCTGTAGGAGTTTTTATAAAAGGTACTTGTAACCTGGCTATTATTTTTAAAGGATCAGAGTGGGATGTATCGCCACCTCTTGACCAATTAGCAAAACTGCGAGCAAGTTGAGAAAAGTATTTATCAGCGTAATCAGCTTGGTATGTAATAGATAGAGCGAGTTGTTCCACATCAGCAAACTCTTCGTTATTAGCCCACTGTGGTAAACCTCCTTCATCTTTCAAAGCTTCTTTCATTCTCTTCTCAACATATTTATTCAAAGCTTTCTCATCTAAATTTTTACTTATACCCTCTTTTAGGGCTTGAGATTTCAACCCTCTCATTAGACCCATAGCTTTAAAAGCTTCATCAAAGACTCCCATAGCTCTAAAACTTGTAGAAAACAAAGGGTCTAAAGCTTTACCTATTTGACTTGTGGGTTCACCTTCTACCATTTCTAATAAAAACTTCCTAAAACCTTTTTCGTTAGTCTCATTCTTTACTCCATATTTCTTAACCAACTCAGCTAGTTTTCTTCTGTTTTTAAAAGGTATTTTAAGAGGTTCTGTCTCTACGCTTTTACCTCCTACATCAATTAAATCTTCTTCGTGTCTTCTATAGGAACGAGGTAGTATAGCTGATTGTCCGTTATTCTTGTATGTTTCTTTTATTAAATCCCAAAACATATTGAAGTTAGAAAAATATTCACTTGTAGCGATTACATCTGCTTTCGCTAATTCCCAAGCTTTTGCTGTGGAAATCTCTTCAAAAGGATTTGTTTTAGCTTTAATAAATGTTTTTAAACCTTGCTGCACAGGTTGATATGCAATATTAAAAGCAGCTGAAGGAACTCCCACCAACCAAGTTCGAGGACTAAATAACATCATACTAAGTCTCAACTTTTCAAAAGCTCTTAACATCAACTCAAAAGTACCAGCTGCTGCTGGGTCAAACTCCTGCATACCTGAAAGTTCTTTTAAAAATCTTTTAGTCAATTCGTTTTCAGCTTCTATGTCAGCTTGTCTCACTTTATCTTCTAATACTTTTTTAGACTTCCTAGCTTCTTCTTGTAACGCTTTTATGTCTCCTGGTGTTTGGTTTTCTTTTACTTTAGAAGTCAAGTATTCTCTTATTTCTTTTATACTTTTCTCAGACATCTCATCTAACTCTCGTATGTTTGCACGAAGGTTAAACTTTTGGAATAATTCTTTTGATCTAAACTTTCTAATAACATCATCACGCATCTCTGCTAAAGTGTTACTTAACTGTGCCTTGACATGATCCAACAGCACTTCCTTCTCTGAACCACTTAATTCAGTTTTGTCTGCTATTCTTTGTGTTACTTTTTGTAACAAGTCTTTCTCAGTTCCTTCTTGTATAGCTTCTTTTAGTGATGTTTCTATTTCTTTTAATTCTTCTTTAATTACTTTAGAAACTAACTTAACCCTATTGGGTAATACATCGAATAGTCTTTTACCTGTTTCTCCCTTCAAGATGTCACCTAACACTTTCAAAGCTTCTGCTTTATCTGATGCTTTTATATTATCAGCATCGGTAACATCTTTTATTATTTTCTCTATAGATTCTTTATACTTCTCTGGGTTAGCTATTATGTCTTCTATGTCAGCGAGAGAGGAAGAAACTTTTTTACTTAAAGCCTTATTGTTAGCTAGTGAATCTTTTAATGTTTTAGTTATCCTGTTAGAAAATACTTCTAAGGCAGCTTTGCTTTTAGGTGTTGTTTTTTCTAGTGTTTTTAATACACCATCAGAAATAGATTTTTTGTATTTACTCCAAATACCGTTTAAAGATTCTTCTGTGGTCTTACCGAAACTATCGCTTAATACATCAGCAAGAGATTTACCTTGGATAACACCATCTACATCACCTAATTCTTTTTTTAAATTTTTTAATACTATATCATCTTTGAGTTTACCTTGCTTAACATCTCCCATCAGTTTTAACAAACTGTCTACTTGGTTCATTCTTCTGAGAACTTCGGTCTTATAGACCATAGGTCTACCGAAAAAGTCCATAGGATTACCTGCAAACGCTCTTAAAGCTTGACCTGTTATATTCCCTGACTTTGCCCTCAACTCCATCAACTTCCTGTATCTTCTTATGTCTGTTTCTAAATTAGAAACTATAGTTCTTACATTGTTAATATCTCCTTTCTCCAAAGACTGCATCAAGTCTGCTATCTTCGGGTTCAATCTTGAAGCGACTTTTTCATTTAATCTGACCATCCTATTTATTTGGTCAGGTAAACTTTGTGCTCTATTGATATACTCCTCAATGTCTAACTCAGGACTTTTAGATTCTTCAATAACAGCAGGTTCTTCTGCTTTAGGTTTCTCTTCAGTAGGTTTATCTTTTACTTCTTCTTTAGGTTTCGGCTTGTCAAATACTTCGTCTAGTTCTTTGTCAGGTGTACTTGTAACTTCGTCTGTTTCTTTTAACTCAGAGAGAACATCGTCTTTTATTTTGTTCTCATCTTCTATTACTTTTTTCAATTCTTTTAAAGCTGCACCTGGATCACCTTTACCTTCTGCTGCTTGCCTTACTTTCTTCAGTGCTCTTAACTTTCTCCATACAATACCAGCGTGCCTACCTATACCAAACATTGTAAGATTAGCACCTGCACCTATAACAGCTCCTTCTACAGTAGCTCCTAATCGTTTTTGTATCGCAGCTTCGTTATCTAAGTCTTCGACATCTGTTGTAATGTAATCAGCAATAGCACCTCTCAACGCACCTTCAGCTGCTATTTTACTGATCCGTACAACTTTTTTTCCTTTAGATGTTTTAGATATAAGGTTAGTAAGTTTTGTTGTCTTAGCTGTTAAACCTGTGAGTTTACTTGTGGCAGTTGCGGTTTTAGCTACAGCACCTCCAGGTAACCAAAAAGTACCTAACCAAGAGCCTATCTCAGCTGTTATATCTTCCGCAGCACTTTGAGGTTCTTCAAATATTTTATCTTCCCACCTAGCTCTAGTACCAAACTCAAACACTTCGTTTAAAGCATTGTAAACATCTTCACTAGCTCGTACTGGTATTCTTCCTACTGTTCTAGTTACAGAACCTTGTCTCTGTGTCCATGAAGTAAAACTATTCCAATAATCATCGTCTTGTATTTCCGCTTGAGTAGGTTCTACTATAGGGTAGTTCTGTTTAGGTGCAGTAGAGTCCCACCAAGAATCCCCAGTAGGAGCTAAAACTTGTTGAGGATTTTCAGTAACAACAGGGGCAGTAGAGTTCCACCAATCATCTTCTTCGGTAACAGGCATAATTAAAATTTACAGTTTAAACAAACTTCTTTGAGCACCAGTGAACAAATCTAAGTTATCAGTTTTAAGTTTTTTAGTTTGAGGGTCTCTCTGAGGTGAGTCAAAAATACCAAACTTATCTCTCATTTTTCTTAAAGTAGAGAACTGTGGGTCTTCTATGTTTTGTTCTTGAAGTGGTAAAGAATAATATTTCTCTAATTCATTTCGGTAGTTTATACCTAATTCTTTAAGCTGTTCTTCCTTAGCTACTACAGGAGTAACTCTCCAGTCAACAATATCTGTACCTTTAAAATCAGGTACTTGATCTATGTCCCTATAACCAAACCTTTGTCTTATTAACTTAGTCGTTGTTTTGTAGGCTTCAGGGGCATTCGCATCATCTAAATCTTCTATCATTTTAGCTTCATCTTGAAGAACTTTTTCAAACTTATCAGCAGCTTCTAAAGCTTTGCTTCTTAATGGAGATACAGCACCTGTACTTTTTCTAAATTGATAATCTTTTTCTGCTAAAGTAACATCGGGATCATCTTCAGGTGTTGTGATACCTGCTGTAAGTCCTACCTTAAATATAGCTTCTCCCAACATATCAGCGAAAAAAGGTTGTAAATCCCTTATATCTCTTTCTGCTTCTTCTAGTTGTTCGTTAAAATCAGGAGAAGTAGGATCAAAAGGTGTGGCAGATAATCTCTTACGAGCTTCGTTAGTTACTTTAATTGTTTCCTGTAATCTCTGAAATCTACCTAATAACCTGTCGCTTATTTCTTTTTCTTTGACTAACATCTTACTTCTCTTCTCAGGATCATCAGGATCGATTGAATCAGCTGCTTCTTTTATTAAATCATCGTATGTAGTTTTAAAAGCAACTTCGTGAGGTTCTACTAACTGGTCAATAAAAGAACGGTCTACTCCTTGTAACTTTCCGTTCTGAGTATATACACCTTCGACTGTAGTTTTTAGCCTAGAATTAAAAACAGAATCCGCTGTCTTCTTTTCTTCCGAAGCATCCCACCATTTTTTCTTTTCAAATTTTAATTCTTCTTCTGCTATTAATGCTTTAGCTTTTTTATCTGTAATAGGTCCACCTTTAAGACCTGCTCCTCCTGAACTAAGAAATTCGTAACTTGTCATTCCAGGTGCTGTTTTCTTCATCTCCTTAAACCTATCAATCAACTCAGGTAGTTCTCTATTTGTTAAGTACATACTAGCTAACTGTCCTTGCTGTAACCTTGTAGGAGTAAATGATCTGGATGCTTTTCCGAATGCCTCTCTGGTTACATCGCTATCTAAAAATTTAGAAAGATATTTAGTGTAACTAGCAACATCACCATTAGAATATACTTGCCCTGCTATTTCAACTGCTTCCTCTTCGGTATAACCTGCGTGTTGAAGTTGCCTACTTATCTCTCTTAAATCTCTATTGTCTGTTTCTTCTACTCCAGTTGGTCCTGTTAAAATGGCATTAGATGCTATAGTGTATTCGTTTACTATTCTATCAGAAACATCATCTTCGTCAGCTTCTATTTTATCTCTAGCTGCTTCTATTTGGTTTCTTATTATAGCTGTGCTTGAGCGTATAGCTGCTCCGTCTCTGTTTATATTACCTAGTTTCCCTCCTTTACCTGTTAAATCTATCTCTAAAACAGAATCCAAAAACTTCTCCGCTTTGTCTGGTTGTGGGTCATCTCCTGATAACAACTGTTTTATGTTAGGACTAGCAAATCCTCCCCAAAATAACTCAATAACACGAGAGCGAGGAATTTTACCTTCACTTGTAATCCTATCCATCTCTGCTTTCATGTCTTTTTGTAACGCATCGACATCATCAATAGAAGCAGATAAAACTCTTTCCCCAAAAGCTTCGTTAAAACCTTCTTGGACCATCCCCTCATTAAAATCCTGAACAGCTCTGTCTCTCTTCTTAGTAGCGTTAGCAAAGAAACTATTATCAATAGAGTCAGAATACTTAGAAAAACCTTGTAAAGCCAAAGGAGAACCGCCTAACTTCTGTAAAGATTTCTCTCTTTCTTCTGCTATGATAGTACTTACAATGTCATCATCACCCTCTAAGTTCTGAGTTACTTCGTTAATCCTATCGTTTAAATTTTTAAAGTAAGAAGACTTGGCTTCTCGTTGTCCTATCCTCTCTCTAAAAGCTCGTTGATAACCTACTAGTTGTGATCTAGGTAAAAGACCTTGTTCTACTAACTTCTCTCCTGTCTTATCTAACTCAGTAACAGAAGTCTCTAAGTCAGCAGTCGCTGCTTCCATTGCCCCTCTTTCCGCTCCTTCTTGGAATTGAAACTCTTGGACTTGACCGTAAGCTTGTAAAGCTGGATTAACTTGACCTAAAGCGTCAGCAAGGTCCATCAACTTATTCCTACCAACTGCACTAGCTCTACGCTGACCTACACTGTATTGACCTGCTCGTTGAATAGTAGGTTGAATACCTGGAACTGCGTCACCTAACCCTTGTACTTGTACTCGTTCTGCCATTATCTTCTCCTACCTGTCATTGCTTGTGTATAACTCTGGGCTGATGTAGTTCCTGTTGACGGTGATCCCATCCTACTACTAATACCTTGACCTGCTGCATAGCCACTCATCGCTTGTGACCCTGCTTGCAACACTGCACCTAAAATACTAGGTTGACTGACAGGTGGTCCAAGAGGTTGATTAATGCTTATTTGACGTTGAGTAGTAGCGAACCCTGCTTGTTCTAACCCTAATCCAGTACCCACTCCAGTTAACTCTTGTTGTCTTAAAGCTGCTGCTCTATACCCTGCTTCCTGTCTAGTATAGTCATCCATTAAAGCAGTAACACTAGCACCTGTAACACCTGCTTCACCTGCTGAAACTCTCGCTCTAGCTAAAGCTTCTTGAGACTTCCTACTTACTTGTTCAAGTTCCCTAGAGGTAGCTTCCTGTTGCTGTGCTTGTTGCATTCTAATGCTTGATTGCTCTTGCATGAATCGACTTCTTTCAGCAGCTGACGATTGGGCTTGATACGCTGCCTGTTGAGCTTGAGCGGCTGCTTGTTGTTTAGCTTGTTGTCTAGCACCTGCGAATTGAACCCCTGATTGGAGACCTCCTACTACTGCCATTGCTGCTGCTGGATTACACATAATATATTACTTCCTCTCTATCTTAAATGACTTATAACCAGGGATATTGCAATCCTCAAAGGTAGCACCTAACCAAGTTAACCACCTAATACTTAAAGTGTTAGCTTCCATGACATAGTTTGTTAAGTAATCAAAGCCTTGCATCAAGTCATCAATCCACACTTGTGAATCCTTAACAAACTTCTTCTTTATCTTACAAAAATTCCTTGTCCCTAACAACCAAGCTATGCCTACATTCTTCCTAGGAGATACTCCAAAGCTTGCTAATAGACCGTCTTGATCTGTCTTGATGCTGTAGCACTTACTACTTGATTCAAATGATCCGTACACAGCATCTCTAGGGTGAAACATTAGACCGATACATTCCATCATATCTTCTTCTCGTAAGTCATCGTATAACAAAGGAGCATCAAGGGTGGGCATACTAGGTTCTATTCTAACTTCCATATCTTCTACTTCTTGGTATCATCATAGATTCAAATTCAGCTGCAAGTATTTTCACTGGTAAAGCACTAGAAGATTTAATTTGAATAGTAGCGTCATTAGGTTGTGCTTGGACAGGGAATCTGAAATGTCCGTCTTGAGGTACAAAAGTATTAAGTGTTAAGTTAGAACCTAGTACTTCAGGATTAAAAGCATAGCTATATGTATCTCTAAATTTAGGAGTTATCTCTACAGTAAAGTGTCCAGTTTCAGCGTAGTTCAAGCTACCACTTCTTATTGTTTGATAAGCGTAATCAGTAGATGATCTTCCTCCTCTTTCTGTGGGTTGCTTTAATGATTGGTCTGAGAACTTGTATAACATATCATAAGGAAAACCTGCTACAAAATCGACACTTGTTAAATCAGCTGTGACTGTACCTTCTGTGGTGGATGTCCTTGTAAAGGGATACTTATGTCCTGTCTTTGAATATATCTCAACTCCATTAGGATCATAAGGAAATCCACTTATAGTAGTTAACTTAGTCGATGCACTATAACTAAAAGACAACTCAGACTTATCCAACCTACTATCTAACAATAAAGTATAGCTATCATTACCGTCCTTTAAGTTGTTCTCCATAGGTAGCTTCTCTAAGTAAGTAGATTCGGAGTCTTTAGTGATAACAAAAAGATTAGCTTCGATAAAATGAGCACTGATTATTTCCCTGGAGAATGTAAACTTTTGCCAAGCTGATTGTACCTTCTCTTTATTCTGCCAAAAGAATTTATAAACAAACATTGTAGTTCTATCACCGTTCAAAGCTACGATTAAATCTTGAACAGAAGAACCCACCATTAACTCTAAAGTCGAAGGGATATAAGTAGGTATTTGTGAAGTTATTTCAGAAGCATCAAATATATTATTATCAGCATCTACATAGTACTCCATTAATCCTTCACTATTATTCCTTTTAAAATTAAAGTATAAATAGTTATTAATTACTAAAGGTGTAATTGTCTCCGAAGAATCGTACTCTGTTGTCGGTGTAATGCTAACTGTTTTAGGAGTAAGCAATTCACTCCCTCTTAATACAAACTGAGTTCTATTGGAAAAGATTACAAGTTTCTCTTGAAAAGGAACAGCGTGTTGTAACTCCACTACTTTTGTGTGACTAATACCAACATCAATTGGAGCGGAGTCTAATAAACTTAAAACACTTGTCCTCCAAAAATTAAAGTACTCATCCGCTTCACTGAACAATACATTATTCTTAGTCAAGAAGCCTAGTCTATTCTTAAAAAAGAACATATCTTTAACTTTACTTCCCACTAAGCTAGGAGCAGGATTACTTCTATCATCTCCTACTTTCCTTGGTTCCCAAGAAGCAACATCTAAGGTCCAGTAATTAAAGGAAGTATCTGTAGGTTTTAACTGTAAAGGCAGAGTATTAGGGTTTAAAAGTGATTTAATACCTTCTGATGCTCCTTCAGTATCATCTTCATTTTTCCATCCTATAGTTTCTATCCAAGTACCTTCTCCAAATTCTTTATTATCCTTTGCTTTGAATCTTACATAGTAGTCATCTTGGTCTAGTTCAGGATCACCTATTACTTTAACTCTAAAATTATTATAACATTTAGCAGGTAAATCTGTTATGCTAGAAACTTCTTTGTAAATAACACCCAGTCCTTGATCCGCTAGTCCATCCGCAGCTCTTATCGAAAAGTCACTGCCTATTACATAACTAGTATTTGAAGCCCAAGGTGAAGCTAAATCTGTCCTTGTTGTTTCTATCCAATATGTAGAGTAATTTGCACCTACTCCAGGTTCATCTGTACTGGATGCTGTGTGGTTTTGTATGCACTTGTAAAATTTATTGTTATGAGATACATAAGAAACCCTAGAGATTTTAATAATAGCATCTTTATTTTCTGTCCTAATCGCACCTGATGCTGATATTGTAGCAGTTCCTGTCGCAAGTGGTGCAGGAGTAGGAAAAAGATGGGAGTAGAACCAGTTCAACCCACCCCAAACTTCAAAACTCCACTCTGTTGTTGGACTTTTTACTTCAGGTATAAATTGAATTATAGGGTCAGGGTAAGAACTATCGTATCCAGTTCCTCCGTACAGCATAGTAACACTTTGTATTACACCTCCTTGGACATCACAAACACCTTTTGCTCCTTGTCCTTTTAAAACTCCATTACTATCATACTGTTCTACAACAGCAGTCACTCGAAAACTGTCAACTAATATATTTGATGATAAAGCATTTAAATCAGCTGTATAATTTCCTCCTCCACTTGTAACTGTAATGCTAGATATAACATTAGTGGCTTGAGTGTAGTTATAAGCTATTAAATCGCTGAGGTCTTTTGCAATGTGTCCTGTATCAGCGTCAAATCCATCACTTCCTGCCCCACTACGATATGTAGCAGGGTAATCAGCGTGAGGTGTGTGTTCATTTGTATGTCCACTTGGAAGTGCTGCATTATTAAAAGGCACTAAGAGATCATCGATGTACACGCTATAGTTCTTCTTATAGTCTCCTAGTTTAACAAAGAGTAAAGCTTCCCTTTCTAAAGGCTCTGACAGTTGAGAAGAAGAAATAGATACAGTCTGTTCTTTATTGGCTATGAAAGTATAATCAGCTACTGTAAGTGCTTTAACATCTTCTCTAAGATTAGATATATTGTTTAAATACGTTTGTGCTCGTGTACTTATACTAACCTGCGTCACAGGACTGCCTGTGTTTAAATTGAAAAGAGAGACTGCACAAAGAGATACTTTATTCTCTAATACACAAGCAAACCTGTTGTCATCATCTCTGTCTATGTATTGAACAAAGGCATCATCGTTAACAGGATGAGTGAATAGTTTATTGACGTGCCTTGTATTAGGACGCTTAACAAGTCCTTCTACAACAGTAGCCCAAGCATTGATCTGTTCGTCACATTGCCCTGGAAAACGTAAGTTGTCAGGTTGTTGTGAAACCCCTTGTGCTAAGTTAGGAACACTGTTTACTAGCAACGGCATCTCTATCGATCAAGTACTCGTAAGACGCTGTAGTTATCGAAGATGGTTCTGTCTGCATTCTCAGAGTCACTCTCAATAGCTCTTGCTTTCGCTTCAATCTCATCTCTTAAAGCAAAACCTTCTATCTCTCGACTACCTAAGAATCGAGCAGCAAATATACGAGCTGCTTTAACAGATATGTAATGTCTAAATTGTTCAGGTAATTCTTCGTAAGCTAACTCAAAAGTTATAATAGCTTTTAAGGTCTTAGTCCAAGTATCCCTGTGGTTTTTTCTGTCGTATAATTTAAGACCTCTTTGTACAGGATCAGTATCCGTGTTCAACTCAGGGTCTAAATCTACTTTTAAAGTGTTAACAGGAAGAGTAATCTTACTAGTACCTGAATCAGGAACTAAAGGATAATCATACTCAGTGTTATAATGCCAACCTTCCGATTGGATTGCTTTGCTTGTTTCATTTAAAACAGACTCTGCTTGAACTACAGTCACAGGAACAGCACTTGTGCCTCCTAATGTATTAACAGGAGACTCTCCTATTACAGAGATCATTATGTTTACTGCATCAAGTTTAGTCGTTAAAGCCATAGCATTCTTTAGTAAATAAAAATATCAGTGAAGGGAAGGGATTCCGCTACGCAGTCCCCCCTCCCCACACCGAAGAGAGAATCCTTATTAAGCAATAAGTTCGATAGCACACTCAGGACGGAGGATTCCGTGTCCCATAGCATACTTAGCAACGAACAATGTACCTTGACGCTCAATCTGATATTCAGACTCAGTAGCAAGATCAAGAAGCTTAACCGTTCCTACAGCAGCAGAGTGTCCTACGATACCCAAACTATTGCTGAAGTCACCGTCATATCCGTCATTAGCTGCAAACAAATCATTACTACTACCTGCATCTCCTGAGTTTATTCCAGAAGCGAAAGTCAAATCAGTTGAAGGGATGTTGTTAGATTTGTAGATAGTGATACCTGCAATCTGAGGGATTGATCCAGTAGCAACGCTACCTAAACCTCCTACGTCTTTATTGACGGCAGAAGTAGAGATGGCAAGAGCACCTGCACCACCAGTAATAAGCCTGTAATACTCTTGTGGGCGAAGCACTGCGAAACGACCATCACTAGGAACGTCATTTTCATCAAGCTTCTGAGCAGCACTAAAAAAGGCAGCAACTAACTCAGCACCTGTAACAGTTTCAGGATTACCAACAGAACCTGGACCACTAAAATCGTTATTAGGAACGTCTAGTCTGCCTCCAACTTTACCACCTGTGATAACAGCAGATGAACGAGCTGCACCTATGAATGACTTAGCTACTGCTTTATCAAAACGAAGAGCAAGAGCTTTACCAATCTCGTTCGCGTAAACGGAACGAATATCGTAGTGATTCTTTACATCATCAATGTTAGCCAAGAAGGTAGAAGCCAACAACATCTTATCGATAGTGATGGTTTGTTCTGCCTTTTTGATGTCACTGAGGTAAGTAGCATTTCCTGAGCCGTCATTAGCTTCAGCGATGTTGTCGCCAGGTGTGTGGTAAGAAGCAGAAGCAATTCCAGTAACTGGGAACTGAGCTGATTTACCGTTTTCGATTGTGCGGACAGTGTGTAAAGGTTTGAAGACGTTCGACTCCTCAAAAGTTTGTAAGATTTCTCCACTAAACTTTTTAAGAAACAAAGCATCTACATCATTAGCACTATTAATCTGTCCTGCACGTGAGGGGAATGTTAATCCATTAGCCATAATATATGTTTTTTGTAATTGTTATTATTAGTATTT